CGACGCCGTGTTCGGTGCCGCCCAGTTCGGTGAGGCCGGTGTGGCCCTGCGGGTGCAGGCCCGGCTGAATCCGATGGCCGAGGCGCTGCTCGAGGCCTACGCCAAGCCGAGGGTGGCCTGATGCCGACGGTGACGCAGGTGCGTGACGAGCTCGCCGACATCATCACCGATCGTGCCGGGTTGCGCGCTGCCGCACTGGTGCAGGACACCATGATCCCGCCGATTGCGATCATCACCCGTCGCCCGTTCGACCCTCGCATGATCTTCAGCCAGGCCAAGGCCGCCTACCAGTTCACGATCACGATCTACGTCGACCGGACATCCGAGCGTTCAGCACAGATTCAGTTGGACCAATACCTCGAGCTGACCGGCAATGACTCGGTGACCGCTGCGATCCAGAACAGCGCCAACTGGACCCTGACCGTCGACTACGCGCAGGTCACCCAGATCGGCGAGGTCCAGGCCGTGATCATCGGCGAGTCGAACTACTTGGCTGTGCCCCTCGACGTGGAGGTCGTGTTCTGATGGCATTCACCGCTGCAAACAAATCCCGGGTGCTTGCCGGGTCGTTCAGCTACTCCTGCTACAGCCGTGGCTTCTCGATGTCGCGCAGCACCAACATGCTCGAGGTGTCGACGCTGTGCGATGACGCCAAGGCGTTCATCCCCGGCCAGGAGTCGTCGACGGCGTCGTTCGATCTGATCTACGACACCGCCCAGGCATCTCATGCGAACACCTGGGCGACTGCTGGTGCCCTGCCTGTCACCTACCTGCCCGTAGGCATCAGTGTCGGCGCCAGTGCATTGCTGCTCGATTCGTTCCGCACCGAGTACAGCATCTCGAGCTCGCCGACCACCACGGTCGACGCCACGTTGGTCACCGAACCGACAGGTGAAACCGGATACGGCGTCTGTCTGGCGCCGCTGACAACGATCACAGCCAACAACAACAGCGCATCGGTCGACAACGCCGGGTTCACGCAGCGAGGCGCCATCCTGCACCTGCACGTCACCGAGTTCTCGGGCTTCACGTCCAACGTGATCCGGGTTCAGGAATCAACCGACAACTCGACATGGTCATCGCTTGCGGTGTTCGACACCGTAACCGGCACCACCAGCCAACGGCTGGTGATCACCGGCAACGTCCTGCGATACCTGCGTGTCAACCAAGTCGTCACCGGCACCGGTTCGTGCACTGCACTGGTTGCCGTGGCACGGCGCTAACCCGACCTCAACCCCCGAGGAGACTGACATGGCCTTCAGAGCCGGAACCACCAGCTATTTCGCGCTGCACAACGTCGGCGGCACGATGATCAACCTGAGCCAGTACATCGACTCGCTCACGTTGCCGGCGACGACCGACACCGCTGAGGTGTCGGTGTTCGGCACGGCTGCGAAGGTGATGATCACCTTGCAGACCGGCGGCGAGCAGATCAGCATGAGCGGCCCGTACGACGCACCGTTGGCGACGCAACTCGACAACCTGAAGAAGGCTCACGCTGCCGGGTCGGCGGCGTCGGCGTTCATCTGGGGGCCGGGCGGGTCCGTGGCCAGCGAGTACCGGGTCGCTGGGTCGGTGTTCGTCACCCAGTTCGACCTGTCGTCGAGCGTCGGCGGCCGGGTCGAGTACTCGGCGTCGCTGCAGATCACCGGCGCCGTCACCACCAACACGTTCTGATCCGGTGGCTGCGACCACAGGCACCGGGTTCAGCGCCTCGGTGCTGTCGGCGTACGTCGCCAACTTGGAGTCGGTGCTCGACGCCGACGCCAACCGGCGGATCACCCGTGCCGCCGGGTTCGCAGCCAAGGACGCCGGCCTCAGTGCCGCTGTCGACAAGCTTGGCGGCGACCGGGCGATGTCGGGCTACAAGAACGGCAACATCAAGCTCGGCGTCGGCTTCGACACCGGGCCGTGGCGTGTCGATGTCAACCATCGGCCGAAGGGGCTGTGGCTGTTGGCCGACGAGGGCCGCAAGCGCAGCGGCCCCATCTACCCTCGCCAAGGCCGCCGCAAGTCGATCGCACCGGTGCCTGGTCGTGCAGTGCTGACGCCGTTCGGGCCTCGGGCATCGTCGTCGTTTGGCCCGTCCAAGGGCACCGGCGTGTTCAAGCTGGCCGCTGCCCGGGAACGGGACGCAGCACCCAAAGCGGCATGGCGACAGCTGCAGACCGAGTTCCGACGTATCACCCGGGGGTGAGCTGAATGGCGTTCCAGGATCGGCTCACCGTCGTCATCGACTTCGTCACTGGCCCCGCCCAGTCCGGGCTGAAAAAGCTGCGCGCCGACGTCGCCCAGGCCGAAGGTGCGATGGGCAAGGCCAAGGCCGCAGCCGCTGGGCTCGGCGGCGCTCTGCAGCAGTACGCCGGGCAGGCTGCGTTCGCCGCCGGTGCTGCGCTGGTGACGTTCGGTGTGAAGTCGGTCAAGGCGTTCCAAGACACTGCACTGGCTGCAGGCAAGTTCGCCGACGCGACCGGCGCCTCAGTGGAAAGTGCGTCACGCCTGATCGAGGTCGCTGGCGACCTCGGCATCAGCGGCGAAACGGTGCAAGGCGCCATCCAGCGCATGAACAAGGCGATCGCCGACGGCAAGCCATCATTGGACGGCCTGGCCGACTCGATCGTGCGCGCCAAGGACGGCAGCGTCGATTCGGCGGCGACGTTTGAGAACCTGATCACGAGAATCGGCGGCATACGCGACGCGACCGAGCGCGCCAAGGTCGCTCAAGAGGTGTTCGGTCGCAGCTACGGCGAAATGGCCGAACTGATGAACATGTCTGCCGGTCAGCTGGCCCGGCGGCTTGAAGACGTGTCCGATCAGAAGGTCATCAACCAGCAAGAACTCGAGCGGGCCCGCAAGTTTCGCGACTCGATGGACGAGCTGCGTGACCGGGTCGACGACGCCGCCCTGGCGGTCGGCGAGAACCTCGTCCCGGCACTGACCACGGTGGCCGATGCGTTCGGCGCAGTCAGCACAGCGATCGAGGCCACACCGCTCGACGAGATCGGCAAGTTCTTCTCTGTCGGCGCCGGCGGCTGGGGGCTGATCCAGAAAGGCGTCGACCGCTGGAAGCAGTCGTGGAACAACCTGTTCGGCGACGGCGGCGAAGTTGAAACGTCGATCAAGACGATCGAATACGGCACCGAAGCTGCGGGCGAAATGGCCGCCATGTACGCCGAGCGCATCCCCCCGGCGGTTGAGCAGTCCCGTGTGGCTGTGTTCCGGTTGCGGGACGCCACCGCCGACGCCGAAGCCAAAGCCCAAGACCTCGAGGACCAGTGGGCCACGTTGTTCGGCACGCTGGACGACCAAGAGGCGCTGCTCAATCTGCAGGATCAGTTCGACCAGTTGTACGCCGCCGGAGTCGAGGCGTATGCCGCAGGCGTTGAGGGTTCCGACAATGCTGCGGAAGCGCAGAAGCGCCATCAGCAAGCGATCATCGACACCAAGCGGGAGATCGCCACCTACGCCAAAGAGGTGCTCGGCCTGCCGGTCGAGCGGGTCACCAAGATCCTTGCCGACATCGACGAAGGCAAGCTCGACCAGATCGAACGGCAGCTGCAGATCCTGTCCCGCAACCGAACCATGAACCTGTCGATCATCGCCAAGGGTGGCGCCGGCTACGACCTGCCGTTCGGTGGTCGTCGTGCACAGGGTGGCCCGGTGCAGCCCGGCAAGGCCTACGTCGTTGGCGAAGAAGGCCCCGAAGTCATCGTGCCAAGCCAGTCCGGCATGGTCATCCCGAACGGCGGCACCCGAGCGATCACCAGCGGCGCCGCTGCCGCCGCCCCGATGGTCGTGAACATCACGACCGGCGCCGACCCGGAAGACGTGGTGCGGGCGATCGAACGCTACAAGCGCCGCAACGGCTCGCTGCCGTTCATCTAAGGGGGCGCGATGCCGGCACCGACAACCACGGTCACCGCCTACCTCGAGCTCAGCGCCACCGGCGGCAGCTTCTTCATCCTCAACGACCCGGTCAAGGGTGAGCTGGACAACGCCACCTACACGTTGGCCGGTCTGGTCGGCATCCCGACCGACATCACCGACCGGGTGAACCGGGTGTCGATCACCCGTGGCGCCAACTCGCCGCTGTTCTCGGCCCGGACGCCGCCGGCGGCGCGCTGGTCGGTGCAGTTGAACAACGAAGATCGCCAGTTCGACCCGTCGTTTCCGTTCGGGTTCGGCAGCAACGTGGTGCCTGGCCGTCGCATCAAGGTGCAGTCGAACGGGATCACGATTGTCGACGGCCAGGTCGAGGACTGGAACTTTCAGTACTCGCCGTCGGGCCGGTCGATCGCCATGATCGACGCAAGCGATTCGTTGGCGTCGCTGGCTGCGATCGAGCTGGACGGGTTCACCGCCACCGCTTCGCAGCTGCCCGGTGCCCGCATCAACGCGGTGCTCGACCGGTCCGAGGTGGCGTTCACCCACAACCGCAACATCGACACCGGGGTCAGCACCCTGCAGGGCGACACGGTCGCCGATGGCACCAACGTGCTCGCCTACCTGCAGACCGTCGCCCGCAGTGACTATGGCACCTTGTTCGCTGGCCGTGACGGGCGGGTGACGTTCAAGGATCGGCACTCGAACGCTGGGCTCACTGCACTGCTGTTCGACGACACCGGTGCCGGTATCGGCTTCCAGTCGATCGAGCTGCAGTACGGCAGCGAGCTGCTGTTCAACCGGGTGGTGATCGAACGGGTCGGCGGCACCGCCCAGACCAAGGAC